TTCTTTAGTTTTAGATTCAAGAATAGCGTTCCCAACTTTACTATCTTTTTCTAACGTGCCATCACGAGTGCCAATATTATGGGCTAATGAAATGCGGGATACTGGCATTGTGTATCCTTAACTATAAAAACGATTGGAAGGAGAAAATGCTGTACTTGCTTCTTCTTGGCTCCAGTCAGTCATTACTTCCTCTAGTTTAGCGGCACGTTGAGCTAGTTCAGCACGCACTTGTGCGGGAACGCCATACTCAAGAGCCAATTGGTCTGCTAGTCCAAACTTAAGGGTGTTAAACCACTCTGAAGGAAAGTCTAATATTTGACTAGGTGTTAATACGTCATCTACAGGCATCTGTACTTGTAGGTGAATTGTGTAACCTGTTGCAGAAGGAGTGTCGTAAACGTACAACACACCATTGTTTAATTGTGGGTCATAGTAAACTTGGTTAGGGATTCCTTGAGAAGGCTTATAACCTTGTTGCATATACTCTTGACGAGATATAACCATTAAGGTGGTATCTTGGTTTTGTGGGTTACGGATAAAAGCCATAACAACTCTTAAAGGGCGTGTACATACTACATCACCTGTAGGGCCAAGATTATAAGTATTCTGTCCAATAACCATAGGAACTTGTAGGTCTTCTACTTTCCATAATGGCATACCTTTGGTCTGTAGCTGTTTAATGTACAGATTTAGGGCTTGGGAACAATTGTCGTAATCAGAAGGGGTGGGTTCATCACCTGCGCCAATAACGCCTAAAACACGCAAGGCACCTTGGATTACTTTGTCACGGGATTGTGTGTATGCAGCTGTCATATTAACCCACCAATGCTTTTACTTCGTCTTGTGTAGAAACATCAGGAAAGGTTATCCCAGCACTTCCGTCAATTATTGTGGTCATACTATGTCCTCTGCTGGAATCGCTACATTGCCTTCAGCTACCCATGCTAGGTAGGCTTGGTAGTCTGTGTTGGCTTCATCCATAGGTATGCAAGCTCCGTCTGTTGTGCAAATTACAGAATTTACTTCACCACCGACAAATATTGGTTTACATTGTTTATACATATTACAACTCCGAAGATAAAGAAATAAAGGCTGTAGCATCAGCGTTGGATAATAAAACTACTCCATTGCCAGCCGCCCCCATTGCCGCACCATTTACTTGCAACATAGATGAAGATACTCCTGTATAAGTTGCTGCAATACTTGTAAGGGAAGCATAACTTCCCCCTGCGCTATAACCCATAGTTCCGCTATACGCAATAGTTGGTGATGCCCTCATAACCTGGGGAAATGTTAAAGCTATATTTGCTGATGTAGTAGTATTCATTGAGCCACTACCATACGCTTGATAATTTGAACTACCTTGTGGGCTTGCCCCTAACTTTGCATAATATCTTTGACACAAAGCTAACTCTTGTTGATACTGACGATACTCATATCCAGTAGCACTACTTCCTACTTCTAGTTGAACACCAGTAATGTAGAAGGTTGCTCCGCTTGTTCCTACTACGGATGTTGCACCTGTTACACCATAATAATTACCAGCAGTCCAAGAACCTGCGGCAACTCTATAAGTTGAGCCTGTACCTAAATCAAAAATTAAACGAAGCCCAAGACCATTAGTAGTTAGCCAAGTGCCTGATGTATCGCCAGCAATAGTGGTTGAAATAGTAGTCCAAGTGTTAGCTACAGGGATTGAATAAGTAAAACCATACGCTCTTGTGCCAGCATTGTTTCTAACAAGACCACCAAAAGTACCAGTTAATGAACTGTAAACTTGAAAGCTAATTGTTATTGTTTTAGCGTTAGCTGTACCCCAGCCCAAATCAGCAATGTTGTAACCTTCAATTGCTTGAGAAACTCCAAAAACATCGGCGGCGGCTAATGGTGTATAAGCAGTTAAAGATGTAACACCTAGATAATTGGTAAATCCTATTGGTGGTGTTACAGAACCAGCATTTTGTTGAATAGACATTTTACTAGCTACACCAGCAAATCCAATCCATCTATCAAGAGTATAAGCATCTGTCGAAAGAGTAACACTAGCACCAGCGTTTCTTTGGTCAATAACCATCGCACCATTGATAATGCGATTCTTTAGTGTTGAAGCGTTACCAGCACCTAGTACACCACCAGCCGTTGAAGTCGTTACTGTATCGACATTAAGATTTCCGTATGCCATGTTATGTTCCTGAAGTATTAGCTAATAGATAGTAAACAGTACCACCAATATTAATAGCTATCTTATTAGTTACTGTTGCTAAAACAGAGCTAGAAACTCCTGTAGAAACAAGAGCATTACCTGTTAAAGCTGGCATTGTTATAGTATTTGTACCAGCTACAGAAGGTACTGTAACTGTAACAGTACCGCTTGTATCGCCACTGATAATTACTGAACTCATATATTTTCCTTAAAGTATTACCCAGCGACTACCGCTTGGTACTGTGACAGATTGTCCACTTGCCACAGAAACTGGGCCGACTGATAAAGCATTTCTATTAGTGCTAATTGTATAGCTAGAAGAGATTGTTTGAGTGTTTTCGGTTAATCCACCGCTTGCAAGACCAGCTTGTGCTGCTCCGTTCATTACACCTGCGGTAATTCTTAGTTGAACCTGGTCACCACCAGTAAATGCTGAAGCAGTAGTGCCTTCTTGCGCCCTTACGATTGTCATTATGTCGGTAGACAGAGCAGTAACTTTTACAATCTCAATAGGTGAGCCACTAATTCCAATAAGAGTTAAAAGGAAATAGTCACCGCTTGTAGGGTTTGGAAACAATACACCAGTGCCACCTGTAACGGTTAATGAAGTAGCCCCACTAGTAATACTAGCCGCTAAGTTGGTTGATGCGTTATTGGTAAACAAAATAGCCATTTATTACCCTAATGTCGTAGTATTTAGTGCTGCACCGTTTACTACCTTACTAGCAGGTGTAAATGGATATTTAGTGGTGATTAAACTTACCACCGATGATACACTAACTGATAGTATTCTATACAAAAATTTGATAAAACTCAATGTAATTACTGGTATTTCAGTAACTGTTAAATCTGCTATATATACAGGCGGTTGGTCTGGGCGAGATACAGGTACTGACATATCATCTCGCACACCTTTAACATAGTCTTGAGGTTGTCGAGGCTCCCAACAACCATTAGCCGTACAAACGTATAAACCGTCCCACTCTAGCTTTAGTTGCGAAAACTTGAACTTGCTACCACAACGGTCACAAATTGCGTTATAGTCGCCACCAAGTCTTAGGTAGTCTGCGTGACCCATGTTTATATTTGCTCAGAAGGGTCATAAACAGGAATATCTCCTGTACAGGTATAGGTATTACCAGCGCTAGTGGTACAAGTCATAATTAAGCGGTAAGTATTATCTGCCACGCCACCAGTTACCCTTTGAGTAGCTTTACCCAGGCTTACTACAGGACTTCCTGAAAGTATGGTTGATGGGGTAGGGTCTGTGCCTTGAAGGGTAATAGCGGTACAGTTTGCAGTACTTATTGTCTCGCCAACGCCTAAAACAGGGTTAAAATCAAAGCTAAATAACTCTGATTCTGTAGTGAGTTTGTATGAAAATTGGCTCATTTTGAGACCTTATTGTTAATCTTGTTTACCAAAGCAGTGCGGATTTTATTAAGTTTTTGTAGACGGTCACGTAAATTTGCCTCTGCCAATCGTTCTTTATAAAGCCCTATTAATCTGTCTCTAAAGTCTGCTGTAAAGGTGTATCTTATCACCGCCCCTAAACGAGGGAAAACAGCAACTATCAATGATGATATTGTAGCCGAAATAATGCTAAATACCTTATACATTTGTTTATTTAAGGTAGAAATTGTGGTAGAGACGACAACAAATAATTTAAGGTAAAAGTTGCCTATTGTTGCTGTCGAGTTTGCAACTACAAACAATAATTTGAATAGTATGTTATGTAATGAAACTGTAGCTATTGATGTTGACACAGATGTTAGGGTTTTCCCTAATAACTTTACAATGCTTGACACAGAACTTGACAATGCAGTCAAAGACTTGGGCAATAACTTTACAATAGTAGCTACAGATGTTGATAACGCAGTAATTGTCGTTGAAATGGCTTTACGGATACTTGGGGTACTTGCCACATTAATACTAAAAGCAATTAGGTGAAATGCCGATTCAGTTAATACAACAATAACGTGTTCTACTACTGTACTAATGATTTTGGCTATTGCCCGTTGTATAGAAGCAACGGATGTACTAGTTGCTGACAATAGCTTAATTGGCAGTTTGACCAAAGTGCTTACAGAGGTGCTTAGATAAGTAAGCGTCTTTGTAATGGACTTTAGGATTGTGGATGTGCTACTAGACAGATATGACAGCGTCACGTAACGGGCTGCATAACGGGCGATTGTGACCGTGCTAGTACTTAGGTATGTCAGGGTCTTTAAAATCGATTTAAGGAGTGTTACAGAGCTTGTAGACAGGTATGTAAGAGCCTGGCTAACTACTTTATTACTAGACCCCGAATAAGGGGCGGATGAGAAAGGTTGCTTCCCAAACATTACAGTACTACCCAACGACTCCCTGAAGGGACGGTTACCGTAACGCCACTATTGATTGTCATAGGCCCTACTGTTAATGCGTTATATCCTGTTGGAATACTCCAAGAAGTAACAACAGTTGTAGCATTAGCAATAAGTCCAGCAACGCTTAAGCCACCTGTTGTAGGTGTTATTTTGTCTACTGTTTGGTCAAGGTTCATTGACATTTAGCAGTCCTCTGCGCCTTCGTACTGGCTAAAAGTCTTTAATACGCCATAAATTGCAGGGATTAAATCGCCTTTTAAGTCCTCAATAGCGATGTAATGGGCATCTTCTCTGACTGTAGCCATATTGCCTTCTCTAGCCGCTTGGTCATAGTGAATAGCCACTTGCACTTGGATATTGTCTTTTGTGCCAAAGAAGTTAGTAATTCTAGCGTAGGCTTCTGGGGCTGGTACGCCAAATTGTGTTGATGCTAGGTTAAGTTTTAGTGCCATGTTGTTTCCTTGTAGTTTAAAAATGCGCTATTAATACACTATTAGTTGAGTTAAGGGGTTATTTATAAACCATTAGTAAGTCATTTCTGTGGTTTCGATTTTTGCAACAGTTCTGATTGTAGTAGAAGCCTGTCCTGTGAATGTTACTGCTAAACCACCATTAGTTGTGTCTGCTGTGGCTGATATAGCCCATGTGCTTGCCCCTGAATCTGCGGCAATAGTATTGACCACAGGAGTTCCTACAAGTGCTGTAGAAGCCGCATTTGCGCCCCTTTTAATCAATCCTTCGATAGTCCATGCTTTAGAGTTACCACCGCCTGTAACACCTGAAACAATACTAGCTTTAAAGTAATAAGCAGAGTTATTAGGTAGTATTACTTGGTTTGTTGAACCTGCGGCATTACCATTGGTTGTTAATACAGTTGGAGTTGCATCTGTGGTTTGCACTCTTTCAACATATAATCCAGCTTGCGAATCACCACCACTAGATAATCGTGCAGTAGAAAAAACAAATGCCTGTGCAATGCTTCTTGCTGTACCTTGATAACCTAATACCGTTGAAAATGAACCATTTGCAATATTTGAAACTCCAGCAAGAACTTGTCCACCTTGTGCAGTTGCTTGATTTGAAGAACCTCCACCAATAAATGAAGCATTTCCTGAAGCGGTATTTCCTGATAAAGAAGATAAACCACCTATACC